CAGTACTGAAGGGGTTTTGTTCGTGTCGGTGGAGGCGGGTTCTGTAGAATGTGGTGTCCCCTGCAGGAATCGAACCTGCAACTAGCCCTTAGGAGGGGCTCGTTATATCCATTTAACTAAGAGGACGTTGTTCGCGGAAGTTTTGAAGTTGTTCCGACGGTTCGCATCCTATCGTAAAACCTCAGTTTTTTACAAGCTTTGCATTCTATTTTGTTTCACGTGGTTTCGCTGACTTCACCTTGATCATCTCTTCGTTCACTTGCCAATGAGTACACATTGAGTACAGAATGCCTTTAGGGATTGTGTACAGGAAATCATTGTGGCGCTGAGTGACACCAAATTAAGAAGCATCAATGGCAAAGCTTACAACGGACCAGCTGAACTAACCGATGGTGACGGCCTGAGCGTTCGTATCACACCATCTGGCACGATTACATTTCAGCACCGCTACCGCTGGAATGGAAAGCCTGTGCGTCTCACTGTCGGTCGCTACCCTTCAACATCGCTGAAAGATGCCCGCATTGCCGTAGGCGAGATGCGTGGATTGTACACGAAGGGGGTTAACCCAAAAACCTATTTTGCCGGAAGCACTGGTGAGCTGACTCTGAAAGAGTGCCTCGATAACTGGTGGGAAAAATATGTTAAAGACCTCAAGCACAATACACAGGTGCTGTACAAATCGGTTGTGTACAACACCATGTACAACGAATTTGAAGATGTGCCTGTTGCCAACATCCCTGTATCAGCCTGGGTCCAGTTCTTTGATAAACAGGAAAAGCTGAATAAGAAGAAAGCCCGCGTTCTGCTGCTTCAACTAAGATCAGTCATTCACTGGTGCATCAGCCGGCAGCTGATACCTTCATGTGAGATCACTAAACTGAGTGTCAAAAATATTGGCAAGAAGCCGGACGTTGGTGATCGCGTTCTGACCTACAGTGAACTCGCAAAAGTATGGCTTGCGCTTGAGAACAGCAAGGTCGTCACATCCAACAGGTTACTGCATCAGATGCTGTTGCTGTGGGGGGCTCGCTTGTCTGAGCTTCGGCTGGCAAATGCTGCAGAGTTTAATACCACCGATTGGATATGGACCACACCATCTGAACATTCAAAGATGGGGAACATCATCCGGCGTCCGATCTTTGAACAAATGAAGCCTATGGTTGAGCGCCTTCTCAATAATGGGAATAAGATTCTGTTTCCAGGCCAGGAGCTGGATAAAGCTATCGACCGCTCCTCGTCGAATCTGTACATGCGTAAACTGAGAGAGAGTATTGATATCCCGGAATGGCGCACCCACGACTTCCGCCGTTCTTTGGTGACTAACTTATCAAGCGAAGGGATCATGCCCCATGTCACTGAGAAAATGCTGGGGCATGAACTTGGTGGTGTCATGGCTGTGTACAACAAACACGACTGGCTGGAAGATCAAAGAAAGGCGTATGAGCTGTACGCAGATAAAATATTCTGGCACGTTAAACAGCTCGGTTAATCCCTCCATCACAAATCCATTTCTCCACCGCTCTGCGGCTATACCGCGCCGGATGTGTTAGCACTGGCGCAGGAAAGCCATGCTGCTTACGCAGGCGCCAGAGTGCCGTTCTCGCCTTACCAATTTCGTCCATAACTTCTTTTTCACTCATAAAGTCGTGGTGCATATTCTTCTCCACACACTACCTGCTGCAACAGGTGTTTTTTGATAGATCAAATTATCGACAAGTTAGATCGACCTTTTCACGAAATGCCATTTGGAAGAAACGGTAATGATTATCAGTCAAACGTTGAATGATGTTACCCTCTTTAGTCGAGCCAGAAGGGAAAGTTTTACCATTTGGCTTTTCAGGGATTAGTTTACTGGTTGAATAAGAAACTTTACCAAAGTCAATGGTTATTGATTTTCCTGAATCATGAATAGTTGCATTTAACACACCGGATGTTCTCTCCTTTGTTATTAGGCTTTCACTAAATCCTGTGCAAAATTTTTCCTGCGCATAAACATTTATTGAAAGCATTGCTAACATTGATGCAATAATTTTTTTCTTCATAAATTCAAATCCTTTGCCACTAAATAAGCTTTGTTCTAATTTGCTGAATTAGTTTACCACTATTGCTTTATATCAGCCGTTAGAAATTCAGCTCTCAATGTCACCATTGAGTGATCCTCCATCGACCAAAATTTAAGCTAGGTTCCCGCATGAATGCCTGCGCTATTGACATGGCACTAGCAGCTTCAGCATGGCTGCTATTGTTCTCAGTCAGGCGCATCAATTTTTGGATTTTGGAGAGGTATTTCTTTTTGGCGGCTGCATCCATCACTCACCATCCTTACCGTCGCGGAGCCAAATACAAACCGCACCGTCTCCAGTGTCATGGATGGAGCCAACGAACCAGCCTTCACCTTCAGGGCTTTCAGGTTGCCAGGCAGAGATATCGCAACCATCTACAGTGGGGTCGATCATGTCTTCATCACGGTACTCAACCTTCCACTGCAAATCATGATCGGACATCCACTGATCAAACTCAGCGGTAGGGATAAATTCACGACCATCACAGAACGCCAGATAATCTGGATGAGACCAATAGCCATATTGATCGCGTTTAACTTCTAAGGGCTTAATGCTCATTGAATCTTCTCCTTAACCCATGCATTCGAGATACAACCCGCTGGCAATCAGACGAGCACGGCGTGCAGCTGCTTCACGATGGCGCTTAATAGCCTCTTCAGAGCGGTCGTTGCTGAAGTTGATAACCATTGGCTTGCATGGCGGGGGAGCAACACGGCGCGGATTTCTGACCAGGGTGTAAGTGCGGTCAATGGAGCCGCCACCGAGACAGACCTGATTGGATGCCTCAACCTGAAGTGTTTCACCACCGCGGCGCATGATGTGAAGAACCAAACGGTTGAACTCACTAAGTGTCATACCGAGTCGCTGCGCCAGCTCACGGCCCGTTGCCGGGCCTTTTGATAACTGCCAGGCCAGCTTTTCGCTGAACCCGGCGTTAGGGCCATGACTGCGGCGATACTGAGCTACCTTTTTCATGACACCACCTTCAGCGTTACCGTACGTGAGCGGAGCAAATCCATTTCCATTTGGGAAATGATGTTGATCGCATGTGAAATACCGGGCTGCTGGTGGTTACCCATAGTTGACACAGCGCGGCGCGCCTCCCCGAGCGCTTCACCGCGCAGTGTTCGAATCCACTGGTCGCAGGCTGGCGTAGCAAGAGCTGCATTCAGGTCATCAATCAGCGTCAGGTCTGCGCCTGCAGCCTGTAGTGCTGAAATGGTGTCAGGCAGCACGCTGTTGATGCGCAGAACCTCTGAAGCCATCAGGCTGGCGCGGACGGTGGCAACATCAAGACGCGTAGCCAAATCACTCACCATCTTTGCCATTTCCAGCAGAGAGGTTTCTTTACCGATGCTCCTGGCGAACTGGTGGCCAGCAGCGACGACTTCTTTATTCGATTTAGAAGAAAGCATGTTGCTGGCCCTCAGTGAATGGTGATGTTGATGGTTTTATTAAGCCGCTCAGCTTCACGCTGCGCCTTAATGGGATTACTGATTACCGAGCCATCAGGCATAATCCAGCCGTTCAGGATATGGCTGTAGGGCAGGGTAATGATGCCAACGGTGATATGATCATCAGGCTTTTGCATTGTGCTGCTCCCAAAGCTCATTAAATCGGGTGATGAAAAGCACTCTTGCCTGACGCGGGTTTAGCGGGGTGATAAGGAAATGCGCTGGCTCAATATTTTCGAGGATCGGCCAGACCGTACCATCGTCCATGTCGAAATCACGGCGTTCGGTAGCCAGAAGAACTAGATCAGCATGCTTCACGCATTCAGACATATGCACAGGGATGTTGAACCGATGCCGAACAGCCAGATCAATACGAGCCTCAACAGCTTTATAATCGGGCAAAATCGATTTCAGTGGGGCTGCAATATCATTGCAATAAGCCTCAGCGGCATCGTGCATCAGCGCCTCAAATGCATACTTCTGAGGCACCACTGTGCTGCAAAGTACAGAGTGTTGAGCCACGCTGTAGAATTCGTCCAGATGACCAGTGAAACGGCAGATGTTCGACAGGGCGCAGGCAATATCTTCAATACAGATTTGCTCTGGTTCCGGGTCAATGAAGTTGAAGCTTTTGCGACTATTGGTGCAAATCCAGACCATACAATTTCTCCACACACGATTTTTGGTTGCATGAATCCCTTGCCAGTGACGGCAATAAAAAACTTTTGGGATTCGTTTAAATTGGCTGGTGGGTTACTGCAATAACCCACAGCCCGATTACTCCACACACTTGAAAGGTTGCTGCGGTGCCGGGTGCCTCCCGGTGCTCTGATCAGACTGACAAACACCAGAGCGGAAACTCTTAGACTGTGTGCAATCTTTGTCAGTCTTCCGCGTGCGCTAGCCGCATTCACCACAACGAGAAGGACACTTACTCCACGTCTCTAAAGCGTTCGAAAACACCCGCTTTGCAAATGTCCTTGTCGTTGTGAAAAAGGGCGGTTAAACCAAGCCTTCTGAATAACCGCCAACACAGCAATTTCGTACCCTTAGAACGCTGGCCCGTAAGCCAGGCTTCCACTACCGCACTGCATGGTCACTACACCGATATCACCGTCACAAACCAACTCAGCATCCGGGAAGAGGTAAAGAAAGGTGATCAGGTCCCAAAAGCTGGTGTTCGACATGTTCTTGATCATCCTCATTGCCGCCTCTTAAGAGATTTCCGCCTGATTTGTAAGAGGCGATTATGACCGGCAACCTCTTTGTTGGGTTTAATGTAGGATAACCAACAATGGGGTGTCAAGTGTATTTGTAGGAAATCCTACATGGAAGGCAAAAAAAAACCGGATGTGATATCCGGCTGTGTTTTTGAGCGGGGGGATTAAAACTCTATGATGACTTGCTTTACTAGCCCGACAATGCGGCAGTTCCCATCGCATTCAATAGTTTTGTAATTAGGGTTGAGAGGAACAAGGTAACGGTGGGGGAAATCCTCTACAAATTTTTTCAAAGTTGCTTCTGATCCGCCATCAATATGAGCGACAACAATCTTTCCGTTGATTGCCGCAACATCATGAATCTCAGGTTCAACAATGACAATTGAATCTTCAGGAATAGTGGGGTTACCGTGAGGGTTTGTCATTGAGTCGCCACGAACCCGTAGAGCAAAGGCTTTATCAGAGACTGATGCTGTGGTGTACAGCCACATGATCGCTTCGTCGCGTGTTATTCCTGGGTCGGTAGCTGTCCAAGTGCCAGCTTGTACCCATGAAATTAACGGCACCTCTTTAGCGCTGACCTGAACAGGCCTCAGTAATGGGGTTGCTGCGGCTTCTCCTTTACCACTAACCAGCCAGGTAGGATCGCATTTCAGAGCGTCCGCTAATGCCTGAAGGTTAGCCCCGTTCGGCTGGTAATCATCCTTCTCCCAGCCAGTAACAGTCACACGATTTACACCGGCCTTTTCTGCCAGTGCTTGTTGCGTGAGATTAAGTTCTTTCCGCTTTTGGCGGATACGTTCACCCATGTTCATCATGTAGGCAATCCTACCAAAATCGCAGGTAAGAATCTTGACATTCATATGTTGGATATCCTACATTGTGTGTCACGCCAACCCATTAAAGGAATTGCTCTCATGAGGAAGCAGGACGTTATCAAATTCTTTGGAGGGGTATGTAAAACCGCAGCAGTTTTAGGAATTAAACATCCGTCAGTTTCTGAGTGGCCGGAAGTAATTCCTGAGGGTCGTGCATACCAGATCGAAAAAATCACCAAAGGCAAACTGCGCTTCGATGCGTCGTTGTACCAAAAAGATACAGGCCAAACGGCCTAACTGGAACTACCAACGGAGATTGAAATGGTAGACACAATCAACACAGCAATTCGGCTGATGTGCAAGGCACATAAAGCGAGTCGTTTAGGTATGGCCGATGACTTAGGCATGACCATCGATCAGTTTCATAACCACATGTACCGCAAATGTGGCAGTCGTTTCTTCACCCTGGATGAACTCATGAAGATGGAAGAGTTATCTGGTACCGCATGCCTGGCCGAATTTTTCGCGGCACGTCACGGAAAACTGCTGGTGGATGTATCCGCAGTGAAAGAGGTCGATAAGGTCGATTTGTACGACATCGAAATGAAAACGAGCGCAGCAGCTGGTGAGTTAGCGATCGCCAAAATTGCCGCCGCGTCTGACGGTGTGATCGACAGCAAAGAGCGCAAAACCCTGTCCGCGTTGTTCCACAAAAAAATGCGTCACCAGATTCACGGTTTTCTTGGCTTCATGGCGTTGTATGGCGTCGGCGTTGCTGAGCACTCAGTGGATATGTTCGTGGCGAACGGCAGGAAGATTGATGCGTCAGGTGTGCAGATCGAAGCGCAGGATATTTGAGATGAAAAGTTTAAGCCCCAAAAAAGTGACGCCCAGGGATTGCAGCCCTGAGCGTCGGTCGCGACTAAATCAACGTGTGTGGAGAATCAATCGCATGTCCATTGTAAGCCAAACCAAAGCAGTTCGGCAATTCCGTTGCCGTGTTATCGCTGGCGTCCCTGTCTATGAGCAAATCATACCGACCGCTGGTGGCCCTAACAACTACCAGTCAACCACTCGTCTGGTAGTTGAGGCAGCGTGGAAATCGTTTTACCGCCGCCCGGCGCAGTCAGGTGTGAACTAATGGAAAACGAGATCATTAAACCTTGGGTGGAGCGTTATAAGGACCATCGGGGCGTCGTGGTGGAAACGGTAGGCGTAGACGTAGTGAATCATCGCGTGATTTACATGCGCCCCAACTATCCGCACCCATGCATGCAGCCCCGCGCTTTGTTTAGTCAGAAGTTCAGGAAGGTGGCGTCATGAGTTTATTGCTGAAGGTTAAGCCATTGGTTATCAGCCCGGTGCTTGCGCAGCGTATTGGCCTGAATGAGGCCATTGTGCTGCAGCAGATTTGCTACTGGCTCGAAGATACAACATCTGGCGTCGAATATGACGGAAAACGCTGGGTATATAACACTATCGAAGAGTGGACTAATCAGTTCCCATTCTGGTCGTCTGACACGGTTAAACGCGCTCTGACCTCTCTCAAAAAGCACGGTTTGATTTTCGTCGAGCAGCTGAAAAAATCTCAGCATGATCGGACTAATTATTACGCAATTAACCACGCAAACCCTTTATTGACCGATGAGGGCAATTTGCACCCATCGAAGGATGCAAATTGCACCAATCGAGTAGAGCAACCTGCACCTATCGATAAGGGCAACATGCCCTCATCCATCGGGGCAAATTGCCCTCGTCTTACAGAGAATACAACAGAGAATACTACAGAGATTACAACAAACCCTTCTTGTCAGGTTGCGACGCAACCAGACGATGAGTGGTCAATCCTTCAGTGCTCTCGGGAAGTCTTACGCCACCTAAACAAAGTTACTGGCGCTAAGCACACAGAGGCGCAGTCGTCGATGGGCCACATCAAATCCCGGCTGAAAGATGCATTTACGGTGGAAGAGCTGTGCTTGGTGGTGGATTACAAGCACACCCACTGGGAAGGCACTGAGGAATACCAGTACATGCGCCCCAAAACGCTGTTTATCCCCGGCAACCTGCCTGGCTATCTCCAGTCAGCAACTAAATGGGATAAAGCCGGCCGTCCACCGCGTTCGGAGTGGAAAGCACTGAAGCGCAACATGCAGCGCGATGTGATGGCTGTTTCGTCAACCGACTACGCGATACCTGAAGGCTTTCGCGGGGCATAAGGGGAGAGAACCATGGTTAACCACGAATCAAAAATTCTTGAATTGATCACCCGCAGAGGCCCGCTGAAAGTTCGCGATATCTGCAAGCTGACTGACCTGCATGAAACCTCAGTGAAACGCTTTATCAAACCGTTATTCACCAGAGGAGTGCTTAAGCGGGCCAGCGACTGGAGTTATTCGATCAACACCACACCGTTGCCGGAAGAGAGCGAAAAGCATCTCCATCTTGCGACACAGGCCGCCGAACTGGAGGCAAAGGGGTTCTGGCTTCGTGCTGCACAGGTCTGGCGTGAGGCAATGCTGGTCGCCAAGTTTGAGGCATCCCGCAACGAAGCCAAAGAGAACTGCGATCGCTGCGCTGCGAAAGGCTCACTCAACTGTGGCAGCTACGGTGGACTCGACACCGGGCGCATCATTTCAGCCAGTGTGAACAGGGATTTGTTATGAAAGCGCACCTGAAGAGCCACTACCAACGCAATGAGATTTTCTACCGGGCCATCCGCACAGCAGCAGTGATGATTTTTGCCCTGATTATTGTCCTGACATGGGAGCTGACCACAGCATGAGCACATTAGCGCGCATTTACGACGACAAGAAAAATTCCGACACCGATATCACCACCCGCAAAACCTACCTGGTGGGCGTTGATGAACTGTATGTCGAAACTAATTACAACATTCGTGATATCGATCAGACCCATGTCGAGGAGTTCCGCGACGCCTTTATCGCTGGTGAACATGTGCCTCCGCTGGCTGTTAAGGTCACCGAGAAGGGCATTAAGATCATCGATGGCCATCACCGGTATTACGGCGCGAAGCTGGCTCAGGAAGCGGGCTTTACGCTGCGCCTTGAGTGCAAAGACTTCGTGGGGAATGAGGCGGACAGCGTGGCGTTCATGGTCACCAGTAGCCAGGGACGTGCCCTTTTGCCGCTGGAGCGGGCAGCAGCCTACCAGCGCCTCGTTAATCAGGGATTAGAGCCAGCAGAAATTGCCGCCAAGGTGAAACGTTCGATCACCGATGTTGAGCAACACTTGCAGCTGCTGACCGTTGGCGAGCCTCTGATTGAGATGGTGAAGTCCGGCGAAGTGGCCGCAACCACAGCAGTAGCCCTGCAGCGCGAACATGGCGTCAAAGCCTCATCGGTTGCACAGGAGCAGATGCAGAAGGCGAAAGCGGCTGGCAAGAAGAAGCTGACCAAGACCGATGCCATGCCTCAGTTCAGTGCTGCTCAGGCACGAAAGCTGGCAGAACTGATCGCTAAACACTGTCAGACAGAGCAGAGCGAGGAGGGCGCACGCATTACGCTGACGTTTGAAACTGACCTGCAGGCAGCTGAGCTGATGGATATTATCCTGCTCGCCAAAGAGCATTACGGCGTCACCAAATCAGTAAGTGAACAACCGGCACCCGCTATAGCTGAGAACTGTGATGGCGATGACCTTCCACTACTGAAACACGAAATTCTGGAGCAGAGTGGCGTTGAGGTCTGGGCCTGCGTTCAGGCGGCGTTCAAAATGAAACATGAATACACCTACGCAGAGTCCAAATATGCACACACATGGGCGGCTGACTCCGTAGAGCACCCTGCGCACGTAGTTGTCCCTCAGGACACCATCCAGTCAGCCCTGCGCCTCATCCAGCAGCACCAGGACGAGCAGGCGATCAAACAGTGGCTCTCAGAGCAGCATGATGAGCCTGAGCTGGTAACGGAGCAGCTGCAAAGGTTCTCGGGCGCGCTGACTGATTTGCGCGTGGATCATCCATGCACGGTTCAGGAGTTCATCGGGCTGGTGGAGCAGGTAGACCAGGATTGCTGGTCGAACTACCGCATGCTGCGTCAGGCGGTGCGGGAGTTGGCCGGCCAGATGACCATACCCGAGCTAATGGAGAAGCAGCCGGTATCCCACCAGAACGGAGTACAGTGATATGGCTAAAATGCGCGACTCGGATTTAATGGCTGCCGGTATTATGGCGTTTGTTAGCGCCGCAAAAGAATATCGAGCAAAGGCGCCAGCCCCAAAAGATATGACTGAAATCCACATTAATGCTGGATTCGACCTGGCCATCAAAATGGCAGAAAAATGCGCCGAGGGCATCTTGTCACAACTGAGCACCAATCAGAGCTGTGAGCAGGAGTCTGAATGCAGCTAACTCTCCCATTTCCGCCAAGCGTGAACACGTACTGGCGTAACACCAGAAAGGGAGTATTGATCAGCGCCTCCGGGCGCTGTTTCCGCTCCAATGCATTCGCGGCGGTAGTTGAGCAGCTGAAGTGCCGACCCAAGCCGATTACAGTGAACGTGGAGGTAAGCGTGCTGCTGTTCCCGCCAGACAAGCGTCAGCGGGACCTTGATAACTACCTCAAAGCCCTGTTCGACAGCCTGACGCACGCCGGTGTGTGGGGTGATGACAAGCAGATTAAGCGATTCACTGTAGATTGGGGCGAACAGACCAAAAAGGGCAAAGCAGAGGTAACTATCAAGCCATTTATAGCAGTGGCGGCAGGAGGTCCGCACCTGGTTACATGACCAGTAAAAATGGCTATAGTGGTGGTGTACTGGCGAATTGCAGTCGTCAGTATCAAGGTTGGTCCCGTTCACTTGCAGGTGTCGGGGCGGGGCCAGTTAAAAATGGTGTGTGTAAAGTGTGTGGAGAGATCAAAATGCTGAATCAATCAGCGGGCGCTATTGCGCCTGTAGTTAGTGCTATTCAATCCCCAGTCATGACCAGCCGTGAAATTGCTGACCTTACCGGAAAGCAGCACGCGCATGTGATGCGTGATATCCGTGCATACATGGGCGCAATTTTGCAAATGGAGCGTGGAGTTGATGTTAAGTCTTTGGATTGGGCATCCTTGGAGGGTGTATCGGGTTTTGGAGAGACCCCCATTGGCGGAGTTGTGTGCTCAGAAGAAATTAATCAACAGAATGGGCAACCATATCCAGTCTACCTCCTTGATAAGTCGGCAACGCTAACAATCATATCTGGCTATAACATTCTGCTTCGCAAGAAAATTATTGACCGTTGGCAGGAGCTGGAAAATCGCCAGCCAGCTAAAATCCCGCAGACCTTTGCTGAGGCACTCCGCCTGGCAGCCGAAATGGAAGAGGAGAAGGAGCGCCTGCAGCTGCAGCTTACTGAAGCCGCACCAAAGGTTGCTTTCGTGGATCGTTACGTCACGGCCACCGGTTCAATGACATTCCGCCAGGTGGCAAAACTTCTTGAGGCTAAAGAGCCTGAGCTTCGCCTGTTCCTGATTGAGAGTCGGGTTATGTACCGCCTCAATGGCGTCCTGACACCCTACAGCCAACATATTGAGGCCGGTCGATTTGAAGTGAGAACCGGCACCACTTCCGATTCTAACTATGCGTTCAGCCAGTCCCGCTTCACCGCGAAGGGTGTTCAGTGGATAGGTGGCCTGTGGACAGCGCATAAAGCTGCTGGTGGTGCTGAGTGAGAGCTTTACTTACACCTGAGGTAGCACCGCGCACCGGGATTGTATTGCTGAAGCCAGGACCAGACCTGTTAAAGCTGTTTCAGGGTCGGGTGGTGATCAGCACACCAACGATGGATATGGCAGACATGCCATCAGGGCGGCTGAATGACTGGACGCAGCCGTTACTGGACGAACCCTCACTGCTTCCCTTTTTCAGTCACGACCGCGTGATAAAGGCCGCTGGTGGGCCTAATGCGCTGGCGTCTTTCGTGCAGTCGTTCAGCTGCTGCCAGTGGGAGCAGCCCGGGGCATGGCATCACCACGAATTTACTGTGTCAGAAACTGAAAACGGCCTGGTGTCTCTATGCTACAGCCACGATAATGAGTTCAGGCAGAACGGCGCGCCCGGTCGCCTGGAAAACATTGCGCAGGGCAACACCGCACTCTGGATTATCAGGGCCGCATGCAGCCAGATGGCGTTGCCTGGAGATCACCAGCTGTCACTTCCGGAACTGTGCTGGTGGGCAACCCTGAATGATGTCATTGACCTGATACCGGAAGCGCCGGCACGCCGCGTTCTGCGCATGCCGAAAGAGACTATCCAAACCGGAGAACTTAGGGAAACCCGGATTGTGCCAGCGCGGCCGGCGCAGGAAATAATTCAGGATGCCGCGCAGGTGGTAAAAACGATAATCGACCTGCGCGCCGATCCGGAGTCGCCTGAGTCGTTTATGAAGCGGCCCAAGCGTAAACGCTGGGAGAGTCAGAAATACACACGTTGGGTAAAGTCGCAGAAGTGCGCATGCTGCGGCGTGCATGCTGACGATCCTCATCACATCATCGGACACGGGCAGGGAGGAATGGCAACGAAGGCGCATGATTTATTTGTGATACCGCTATGCAGAGCGCATCACGATGAACTGCACCGGGATATGAGAGCGTTTGAAGCGAAATACGGCAGTCAGATAGAGCTGCTGTTCAGGTTCCTCGATCACGCGATTGCAGTCGGAGTGATTGGGACAGACAAAAAATAAAGTGTGTGGAGAGGAATAACTATGCGTGACATGTCACAGGTATTAGAGCGTTGGGCGGGATGGGCGAAGTCAGACAGTAGCGGTGTCGATTACTCTTCGATAGCTGCGGGGTTTAAAGGTCTGTTGCCGCAGGATTCTAAATTAACGCTGACGTGCAGCGATGCCGATGGGCTAATTATCGAAGGGTGTCTTGCCCGCCTCAAAGCTAAGCGCCCGGACGAGCATGCGATCATTGTGCTTCATTACTATTTCAATATCTCTAAACGCAACCTTGCCCGGCAGGCGAAACGTGATGAAAAAGTGGTGCGTATCGAAATACAGATGGCCGAAGGGTTTATTGAGGGATGCCTGGCGATGCTCGATGTGCGGCTTGATATGGACGACGAATTGAGTCCGAAAAAAAATATTAAAAAACCTCTAACGCGGTCCGCATTTTCCTTAGTAATCTGATAAGGTCGATTACTAAGCAGTACTTCTTATCAGCTTAAAGTCAGTTCCAAATGTGGATGCCAAAGCGCCTCGGGTCTTACCAACCGCGAGGCGTTTTTATTAGAAGTTATCCCCACATGAGGATAGCGTTTTACCTATCCCTTATCGGGGATAAAAAATATTACCCCTGTTGCCGACGGGCAAGGCTGTTACCGCATTTGCGTCAGGGTCCCAACACAAAGAGGTCGCCATAGAGCGGCCTTTTTTCGTTTTTGCGCACACCAATCAGTCTCCACACACACTTTTGACGCCGTGGTGCTGCGCAACTTCTTTAACGACAGTCAGCCGCCATCATCCCGGTGGCGGGAATCAGAGCATGCCTCCAGAAAAAGACCCGGGCTTTTGGGCCACAGTGCTGCTGTGGCTGTATGCCCACAAAACAGAATGGGGATATGCCGGGGTAGCAGGCATGTTTTCACTATTACGCAGTGCCTATGCAAAAAGCCCGTGGAGTAAGCGGGTTCTCGACGCTGTCTCCTGCAGCGCGCTGGCGTTCTTTGCTGGCCCGACGCTGCAGGTGATGGGCGCTTTATTTAACTGGAACATCCCCGACGCTGCTGCGCAGGTATTCGCGGTTTACATCGGGTATGTAGGCAATGACTACATCAGCGAAAGGCTTCGCAGGCTGATAGACAGAAAGGCAGGGGAAACCAATGAAGGTCAGCAATAACGGCATTAACCTCGTCAAACGCTTTGAAGGCCTGGAGCTTAAAGCTTACAGAGACAGTGTTGGCATTCTGACTATCGGTTACGGTCACACCCACGCAGTTAAAGCAGGGGACATTATTACCGGCGAACAAGCTGATGCTTTCCTTCGTGAAGATTTGCAGGTTGCAGAGCTGACCGTTAACACCAACGTGAAGGCAAAACTCACCCAGGGGCAATTCGATGCGCTGGTGTCATTTGTGTTTAACCTCGGATCAGGCAACTTCGTTAAATCGACACTTATCAGGAAGCTCAACGCTGGTGATTATGCCGGCGCAGCTGATGAGTTCGGCAAGTGGGTCAATGCTGGTGGTAAGAAGTTGCCCGGACTCGTTAAACGCCGCGCAGCTGAAAGAGAGGTATTTCTGACATGAACCCGCTAAACCTCATCAAAACTTTTTCGCCAGTCATCGTCATTGGTCTTATCTGCCTGGCTCTCTGGATGCTGAATGCCAGAAGCTCACAGCTTGAAGCAACCAATCAGCGTCTTGAGAAGTTGGCGAACAGTAAAGACGAGCAGATTAACGATCTGCGTTCGAAAAATGATGGTCTGGCATCAAGTGTTAACGACCTTGTCAAAGCGGTTAATCAGCAAAACGCCGTGATGACACAGGTCACCGAACAACGCGCAGTGACGGCACAGCAGAACCGGAAACTACAGAATGAAATTAAGCGTTACCTTGCGGCGGATAAGTGTGCTGTTGCTCCTGTCCCCCCTGATGCTGCTGACCGGTTGCGGGACGCAGCAAACGCCGCTGGTGGAGTACCGGACAGTAAAGCAGCCCCGGTTAAAGCTGCCCGCGGACCTGACCAGCCAGATTGAAGCACCTCAGCCGCCGGCGCTCATGACGTTCGGTGACAGCGTGGCGTTAAATGCAGAGCTTTATGGTGTTCTGGGTCAGTGCAATATCGACCGGGCAGCCATTCGTAAAATTGAATCCTCCGACAAGGGATAACGGTTAGCCACGCTGTGAAGCGTTGCTACACTGGTAAAAGATGCATAATAATGACTTCTTCAAGAAAAGGAGGTGTCATTTGGAATGGTTCGATAAAAATGCGACCGCCCTGATTGCCGCTGGCGCTGCATTGCTTTCTGCATTGATAGCAGGGGGTTTTGCCCTGCTTGGTGCATGGCTAAATAACAGACAGAACAATCAAAGTTTAAAATTAAAAATTGAGCATGAAAAAAGTAAGCAAAGCAGGGAGGTTTTGTTAGAAAAGGGAGAGGAAGCTTTCTCTTGTGCGACCAGTTGGGCAAACAGTACCAGAGCTCATTTGACAGCTCATATGCGGTATATGCTAGGTAACATTAATTTGAAAGATAGAGATGCTCTGATAAAAGCATGTGTAGATACAGAGACTTTCTATCGTTTGCACGTGCTTATACCTATATATTTCCCTAAACTGCATGAAGATCTTAGCCAGTGCGGAAATTGCTTACAAAAAGCAAACCTAATAGCTAATGGTTTTGACCCTGATCTATCCGATGTACAAATAGACCTAAAAGCTCTTAAAGAGGCTCGTAATAGGTTTCGAGAGAGCATAGCCATATTCAAGATGAAGCTTCAGAAAGAGTTAGTCAGTAAAATAAGTGAATAACCGCCCTTATGGCGGTTTTTATTTTGTGCTGAAAACTGTATTCACTGAGTTCACTTTTCAGCATAAACACAACGAATCATCGGCTGGTGGTCTCACCATTGCCGAGAATATATCGTACTTATCCAGCAGGAAATTCTGATGTCAGAGCCACGCATCTATAACAGCCGCTGGGATAAAGCCAGGCTCTCATTCCTCAAATCGCACCCTCTCTGCGTCATGTGCCATCGGCAGGGCAGAGCAGTGGCTGCTGCTGTCGTTGACCATATCAAGCCACACAGGCTGAAAGAGGCCATCAACGGCGGCAAACAGGACGAGATAGCAAAGGCTCAGAAGCTATTCTGGGACAAGGCCAACTGGCAGCCTCTCTGCAAGCAGCATCACGACTCGACCAAGCAACGTGAAGAGAAGCGCGGACACGTCATAGGGTGCGATGAGAACGGCATGCCACTCGACCCGTCATCACATTGGCGCAAATGAGAATGAATATCATTTATCATTGAGGGTGATGAGGGGTGTGGTCAGATGAGAACGATTATCATCACCATCGGGGAGGGCGGGTGCAGAGTTCAGGGGCTAACGACCTCCTGACCGCCCGCCCCCCTTTTTATGCACAACCGCGAAATGAAAAGTTTTTTTCTGGGAGGTTTTTATGGCCGGAAGACGACCAAAACCGACCCACCTTAAGGTCGTTACCGGCAATCCGGGCAAGCGAAAACTTAACGACAAAGAGCCTGCACCCGCTAGAGAAATCCCCAGCCCGCCGTCACACCTCACCGATTGGGGAAAGGTTGCGTGGGGAAAGCTGACCGTTCTGCTTGATGGAATGGGCGTGCTGACCGTCGCCGATGTTCTTGCGCTGGAAAGGCTCTGCGATATCTATGCCGACATTCTTCAGCTGCGAATCACTATTGCCGAAGAGGGAAGGACATACACGGTTCAGACCGAAGGCGGATTTCTTATCAAGGCCAACCCGGCTGTTTCAATGCTGGCTGATGCAGACCGGCGCTTCAAAAGCTACCTGGTAGAGTTCGGCCTGACACCGGCTGCCCGGTCAAAGGTGAACGTGAATGGTGGAGAAAAAGAAGAAGACCCGCTCAACCAGTTCTTCGGTTGATCCGGCGACGCAGTATGCAATGGACGTTACCAGCGGGGCTGTTCTTGCCGGGCCAGATATCCGCGCTGCATGCGCCCGCCACATCCGGGATTTGGAAGAAGGGCCAAAGCGAGGACTGTTCTGGGATGTCGAAGCGGTTACGCGTGTTGTTAACTTCTTTGCTCAGGTCCTGAAGCTCAACGGGGGCGAGCATGAAGGTAAGCCTTTCATCCTGCTGCCGTGGCAATGTTTCATTGTTGGCTCCCTGTTCGGCTGGAAGGCGGAAGACGGCACACGTCGATTTCGCATGAGTTACATCGAGTCCGGCAAGGGTTCTGGCAAGTCGCCGCTTGCGGGCGGCGTCGGTCTTTACCTGCTGATGGCAGACAAGGAACCCCGCGCCGAAGTCTACGCGGCGGCCACGAAAAAAGACCAGGCAATGATCCTGTTCCGCGATGCGGTAACGATGGTCGATCAGTCGCCCGCGCTGGCACAGCGCATCACCAAATCTGGCACCGGGCTTAACGTGTGGAACCTTGCGTTCCTGCAGACAGGCTCTTTCTTTAAGCCGATCAGCTCTGATGATGGTCAGTCAGGCCCGCGCCCGCACGGCGCACTGATTGACGAAGTGCATGAGCACAAAACAAACGCCGTTGTTGAGATGATGCGCGCCGGTACAAAGGGCCGCCGTCAGGCGCTGATGTTCCTCATCACCAACAGCGGCCACGATAAAACCAGTGTCTGTTTCGAATATCACGAATACGGTCGCAAGGTGGCAGCCGGTGATTTAGTCGATGACAGCTTTTTCAGCTTCATCTGTTCGCTGGATGAGGGCGACGACCCGTTTAAAGATGAATCCTGCTGGGGTAAAGCTAACCCGTCACTGGGGCAGACCTTCACGGATAAATACCTGCGGGAGCAGGTGACTCAGGCCCGCGGCATGCCATCAAAAGAGAGCATTGTCCGACGCCTGAACTTCTGCCAGTGGGTGGAAGCGTCCGATCCGTGGATTGACAGCGACACTTGGATGAAGTGCGAGCAGGAGTTTGACCCGGAAGATTTGGCGGGCGAAGAGTGCTATGGCGGGCTGGACCTCTCAGGCTCCCGCGATCTGACCGCGCTGGCGCTTTACTTTCCGAAATCCAAAAAGCTTTTAGTTGAGTTCTGGACGCCGAAAGATTCCCTGCTGGAGAGAGCCAAGACTGACCACGTTCCCTATGACGCCTGGCTGCGTAATGGCTTCATTCACGCACCACCGGGTAAGGCAGTCAACTACGGTTTTGTAGCGGTGCGCATCGGTGAGCTCGCAGCCAGATACGACATTAAGTGCATCGCGTTTGACCAGTACCGTATCAAGTATCTGGAGCCAGAACTCGAAAGCGAGTCTGTGAGCGTTGACCTTGTTCCGCACGGACAAGGGTTTTATAAGGCGCAGGAGTCCGGGCTTTGGATGCCGCGATCAATTGAGTTGTTTGAAGAGCACCTAAACAACAGGGTGCTTGTCATACGCCCTAATCCCTGCCTTCGCTGGAATGCCGCCTCTGCGGTGCTTGAGGCTGACCAGAAGGACAACCGCATATTTGCCAAGAAGAAAAGCACCGGCCGTATCGACGGCGTGGTGGCTTCCGCGATGGCAATCGGTGCAGCAGAGGATGCGGTGCTGGCGGACAGCGGCGATCCTGATGACTTTTTTGATGACCCGATTATGGTAGGTATCTGATGAAGGAAAAAAAACAGCCGGGTCGCATTAAGAGCGCGATTGTTAACTGGCTCGGTGAGTCAATCGGACTGAATGATGCTGCGTTCTGGCAGGAATGGTACGGCACAAGTAGCAGCGGTAAGGTCGTGACAGCAGAGAAAGCGCTGGCGCTGGCCTCTGTATGGGCCTGTGTGCGCCTGCTGAGTGAGTCAGTTTCAACTCTGCCGATGAAGGTATATGAGCGATCAGCTGACGGTTCCCGCAAGCTGGCGCTTAATCATCCGGCCTATCAGTTACTGTGCCGCCGTCCCAACAGCGAAATGACGCCGTCGCGCTTCATGCTGATGGTGGTTGCCAGCATATGCCTGCGTGGTAATGCCTACGTTGAGAAAAAGATGATCGGCACCAAGCTGGTCTCACTGGTTCCGCTTCTTCCTCAGTGCATGAAGGTGGAGCGACTGGACAGCGGCGAACTGCAGTACACCTACACAGAGAAGGGTGTGCCGCGCATCATCCCGGTTAAAAACATGATGCACATCCGGGGCTTTGGTCTGGATGGCGTATGCGGAATGATGCCGATGCGTACCGGGCGTGACGTGTTTGGCGCAGCGATGGCGGTCGAAGAGTCAGCCGCAAAAATTTTTGAAAACGGTATTCAGACGTCAGGCTTCTTTCTTTCAAAGAATCTGCTGACAAAAGAACAGCGACAGAAGAACCGCGAAAACCTTAACCGGTTCGTTGGATCAAAAAACGCGGGCAAGGTGATGGTGCTTGAAGGTGATATGTCTTATCAGGGCATCACCCTTAACCCTGAAGATGCTCAGATGCTGGAGTCACGATCATTCAGCATTGAGGAAATCTGCCGCTGGTTCCGCGTGCCGCCCTTTATGGTTGGTCACGTTGACAAGCAGAGTAGCTGGGCGTCGAGCGTTGAAGGCATGAACCTGCTGTTCCTGACGAATACGCTGCGCCCGATGCTGGTGAACATTGAGCAGGAGATTTCACGCTGCCTGCTGAACGGTGATGAAGACCTGTTTGCTGAGTTCTCCGTTGAAGGCCTGCTGCGTGCTGACAGCGCCGGACGCTCTGCTTATTACACCACCGCGCTGCAGAACGGCTGGATGTCCCGTAATGACGTGCGCCGCCTGGAGAATCTGCCGCCGATTGAAGGTGGTGATATCTACACCGTACAGCTGAACCTGACACCGCTTGAAGACCTGCGCAAAAACAGCACCGCCGCAAGGGCCACACTGTTGCGCGAAGTTCACAACGCCGTTTTCCCTGATATTCCTTTCGAACAATCACCGCTTAAACAGGCGGCTTAGGAGCAACCCCAATGACAGTAAAAAGTCTTCCGGCAGCGCCGGAGGGGCGGCCTTTTGCGCGCGAAAACCGCGATCTGCCGTCTTCTGCAATGGATCGCTGGAACGGCAGCATTAAGGCCGCAAAGAGTGATGACAACAGCATTTCCGTGTTCGACGTCATTGGCGCTGACTGGTACGGCGACGGCGTCACCGCCAGCCGTATTGCTGCCGCGCTCCGCTCAATCGGCGGTGCTGATGTCACCGTGAATATCAATTCGCCGGGCGGCGACATGTTCGAAGGCCTGGCGATTTACAACCTGCTGCGTGAGTACGAAGGGAAAGTCACCGTCAAGGTGCTGGGCCTCGCTGCTTCTGCTGCGTCGATTATCGCGATGGCCGGTGATGAGGTGCAGATTGGTCGCGGTGCCTTTCTGATGATCCATAACTGCTGGGTCTACGCGATGGGCAACCGTCATGACCTGCAGCAGATAGCGGCGGACATGGTGCCTTTTGATAAGGCGATGAACGATATCTATGGCGCACGAACGGGTCTGGATGCGGTCACCATCGACGCGATGATGAATGCCGAAACCTATATCGGCGGCAGCGATGCGGTTGAAAAAGGTTTTGCAGATCGCCTATTGGCAGCAGATGAGATTGCTGATGGCGAGGACAGCCCTGCAGCTGCGCTGCGCAAGCTTGACGCGATGCTGGCAAAAACCGACGCGCCACGCTCCGAGCGTCGAAAACTTCTTAAAGCATTAACCGGCGGCAAGCCAGGCGCTGCTGCCACCCCTGAAGGTATGCCGGGCGCTACCGACGAAATCAACCCAGAAAATATTGCTCAACTTAAAAACGCGCTGGCCGCGTTCGGCAAATAAGGAATCACGATGTCAGACGTAAATGAGTTACTGAAAAAAGTATCTGCAAAGCTGGAAGAAGTTTCCGGCACCTTCAGTCAGAAGGCTGAAGACGCGCTTAAGGAAGCGAAGAACTCTGGTCAGCTTTCTGCGCAGACCAAGGAAGCAGTAGACAAAATAGCCACTGAGTTTAACGCGCTGACTGAAGCAAACAAGTCATTGAAGGCATCGCTGGGTGATCTGGAGCAGCATGTTGCACAAATGCCGCTGGCGAATGCGAAAAACGTTATCGAAACGGTGGGCGGTCAGGTTGTTTCCTCTGAAGCGCTGAAAGCCTTCTCAGCCAGCATCGAAGGCAATAAGCGCCTGAGCATTCCGGTTAAGGCTGCGTTGCTGTCGGTCAACGTGCCGGGCCAGATCGTTGCACCTGACCGCCTGCCAGGTATCGATCAGCAGCCAAAACAGCGACTGTTTATCCGCGACCTGATTGCACCTGGCCGTACTGAGTCCAATACCATCTACTGGGTTCAGCAGACTGGCTTCACCAACAATGCGGCGACCGTCGCTGAGAACACCACTAAACCTTACAGCGGCATCACCTTTGCGGAAAAAATCACGCCGGTCCGTACCATCGCGCACCTGTTCAAAGCCGCTAAGCAGATTCTTGATGACATGCCGCAGCTGCAATCGACAATTGACGCCGAACTGCGCTACGGCCTGAAGTACGTTGAAGAGCAGGAGATTCTGTTCGGTGACGGCACCGGCACTCACCTGAACGGTATCGTTCCGCAGGCATCTGCATATGCTGCTGCCTTCAGCGTGGCGAATCAAAGCGGTATTGATGATCTGCGACTGGCTATGCTGCAGGCGCAACTGGCGCGCTTCCCGGCGTCTGGCCATGTTCTGCACTTCATTGATTGGGCGAAGATCGAGCTGACTAAGGATTCGCTGGGTCGTTACATTCTGGCGAATCCGGCAGCGCTGACTGGTCCTACCCTGTGGGGGCTGCCGGTTGTCGCGACCGAAGCGGCTGCCTTCCAGGGTAAATTCCTGACCGGCGCATTCAATGCCGGTGCGCAGATTTTCGACCGCGAAGATGCCAACGTGGTTATCTCCACTGAAAACGCCGACGACTTTGAGAAAAACATGATCTCAATCCGTTGTGAAGAGCGTCTGGCGTTGGCCGTTAAGCGTCCTGAAGCGTTCGTTTACGGTTCCTTCACCGCACCTGCTGCAACTTCGTAAAAGCAACGGCGGCCTCCGGGCCGCCCTTTCCGGGAGTTACATATGAAACTGCTTCTGATTAAACCGAACTACTTCGGCGGCACTGTTGTTTCTGAAGGCTATACCATTGAGACCACAGAACAGCACGGTCGCGAGCTTATTAAGCTGGGCTATGCCAGTGAGGTGGATGACAGCGCAGCGGAGAAAGCGGCAGCTGAGGCGAAGGAAAAAGCCGAAGCGCTTGCGAAAGCTGAAGAAGAGGCCAAATCAAAGGCCGCTGCTGAAGCACAGGAAAAAGCGGACGCTGAAGCCAGCGCGAAAGCGGCAACTGAGGCGAAGGAAAAAGCCAAAAAATAAGGCGCTGTCATGCTGCTGACACTTGAAGAAATTAAACAGCAGTGCCGACTGGAGAGCGACTTCACGGAAGAAGATCGGCTGCTTGAGCTTTTTGCTCTGGCAGCTGAGGCAAAGGCGGTGACTTACCTCAATCGCAATCTTTATAAAACGGTGGCAGATATTGCACCGCTTGATACGGACGGCATGGTAGTCACCGAGGATATCAGGCTTGCACTCCTGATGCTGGTCAGTCACTGGTATGAGCATCGCAGCTCAGTGTCAGAGCTGGAGATGACTGAGACGCCGCAGGCGTTTGAGTTTCTGCTGTATTCACGGCGTCTGCCGGTATCGGGGTATTAACATGCAGCGACGCTCATCAAATACCAGTGCAGTATTCACGCTGCCCGATCCCGGTGAACTGAATAAGCGCATCCACCTGCGCCAGCGCATCGACCAGCCAGCAGATGATGGTGGCACTGACTCGGTCTATAAGAATGAAAAGGACGTCTGGGCGAAGGTCCGGCAGGTAGGTGCTACCACCTATCATGAATCCGTTCAGGCTGACGACACCATAACCCACTACATGACCATCCGTTATCTACGGGGCATCACTTCAGATTTTGAGGTGGTTTACGGCGGTTATGTATATCGCGTTAAGCGCCTGCGCGACCTCAACTCAGCCGGTCGTTACCTGCTGCTGGAGTGCGAGGAGTTGAGGACTGTGGACAGCGACGGAGAGATGTATGGCTAAGCCGCTTCTGCACGTTGATTTTCAGCAGCCCAAAGACCTCGTTTTTAACCGGGCAAAAATGCGCCGCGCCTTCATTCAGATTGGTCAGGTTCACATGCGTGATGCCAGGCGTCTGGTCATGCGTCGTGGTCGTTCCGCTCCGGGTGAGTATCCGGGGTTCAGGACTGGCAGGCTGGCGCGGTCCATCGGCTATTACGTTCCTCGCGCATCAAAAAGTCGTCCGGGCCTGATGGTGCGCATCGCACCAAACCAGAAACGGGGCGAGGGAAACCGCCTCATTGAGGGGGATTTCTATCCTGCATTCCTGTTCTACGGCATCAAGCGCGGCGCTAAGCGCAAAAAGAGTCACCACAAAGGCAAGTCCGGCGGTAATGGCTGGCGCGTTGCCCCGCGTAAAAACTATATGACCGAGGTGCTGGAGGCGCGCAAAACATGGACGCGCTATGTGCTGACACGTGCGCTGCGTACCTCCCTGCGCCCTGAAAGGAAAAAGAAATGAAGCTATCACTGGTGATCGCCGCACTACGGGCGCGATGTCCGATGTTCGCGGGTAACGTAGCCGGGGCGGCTGAATTCAAAGCTATCCCCGAAACCGGAAAGATGCGTCTGCCGGCGGCGTATGTCGTGCCGACAGAAGACGTCACTGCAGAGCAGAAGTCTCTCACTGACTACTGGCAGAATGTTACCGAAGGATTTGCGGTGGTAGTGGTGCTGGACAATACGCGCGATGAGCGCGGTCAGGCAGCCGGATATGACGCCGTGCATGATGTCCGGCAGCAAATCTGGAAGGCGCTGCTGGGCTGGGAACCTGACTCCGACGCTGGACCGGTGGCGTATTCCGGCGGGCAGCTTCTGGACATGGACCGGGGCCGCCTCTATTACCAGTTTGAATTCATGCTGACGCGGGAAATCACCGAAGAGAACACGCGGCAGCAGGATGATCTTGACGCCCTGGATGAGCTGAAAACGGTCGAAATCGACGTTGACTACATCGATCCGGGTAACGGGCCTGACGGCATCATTGAGCACCACACCAAAATCAACCTCAGCGAGTAAATCATGCAACTCAGACCCAAGCGCGGGCGGTCAGTCCCTGACCCTGTCCGGGGCGATCTGCTGCCGTCAGAAGGCCGGAACGTCGAAGAAAGCAGCTACTGGCACCGCCGCATTGCGGATGGTGATGTCGAAGAAGTCAGTGCGGAAGAAGAAAAGCCCGCAGCTGACGCCAAGAAAAAGGGCGGTGAATAATGTCAGTCTCGTTCCCCAATATTCCGTCAGACCTCCGCGTGCCGTTGTTCTGGGCGGAGATGGACAACAGCGAAGCGAATACCACGCAAGATAGCGGCCCATCGCTGCTGATTGGCTTTGCTTCTGCCGACAGCCCCATCATTAAAAATAAGCTCACCATCATGCCGTCAGCGGCACTGGCGGGTAAGGTTGCAGGTCGTGGCAGCCAGTTAGCCCGTATGGTGGCGCGCTATCGTGCCGTCGATCCATTTGGTGAGCTGTGGGTTATCGCGGTAACTGAGCCTGATGGCGAGACCGCCAAAGGGACCGTGACGCTAACCGGCAACGCACAGGCTTCAGGTTCGCTGAGCCTTTATATTGGCGCGGTACGCGTTCAGGCCGCTTTGGTAACCGGCGATGCCCCTGCAGCAGTGGCCGCCACACTTGCAGCCGCAATTAACGCTAATGCAGACCTGCCCGTGACAGCAGCGGCAGCAGCTGGTGTGGTGACGCTCACTGCCCGCCACAAGGGGCTTACCGGCAACAGCATTCCTCTGGCGCTGAACTACTACGGCACCGTGGGGAGCGAAACTACGCCTGACGGGGTTAACGCTGTGATTGAAGCGATGGCGGGCGGGGCGGGTTCACCGTCACTGGCTGCAACCGTAGCCGCGATGGGCGATGAGCCGTTTGACTTCATCGGCACGCCGTTCAGTGATTCCGCCTCGCTGGCGACGCTGGCGCTGGAAATGAACGATTCGTCCGGGCGCTGGGGCTATGCACGACAGCTTTACGGTCACGTCTACACCGCAAAAATCGGCACGCTCTCCGACCTGGTGGCCTTCGGCGACACCATGAACAACCAGCATATTACCGTTGCCGGTTATGAGTCTGCTGTTCAGACAGCAGCAGATGAGCTGGTCGCGCTGCGTACCGCGCGTAACGCGGTATTTATCCGCAATGACCCGGCCCGACCGACTCAGACCGGTGAGCTGAACGGCGCATTACCGGCACCGGCAGGCAGCCGTTTTACCCTGACTGAGCAACAGTCGCTGCTGAAGCACGGTATTGCCACGGCCTACGCTGAGAGCGGCGTGCTGCGCATTCAGCGCGATATTACCACCTATCAGAAAAACGCCTATGGCGTGGCGGACAACAGCTACCTGGACAGTGAAACGCTGCATACCAGCGCTTACGTTATCCGTCAGTTGAAAAGCATCATTACCAGCAAGTACCCGCGTCATAAGCTGGCGAATGATGGGGCGCGCTTCGGTCCGGGTCAGGCCATTGTGACGCCTGCAGTGCTGAAGGGTGAGATGTGCGCCAGCTATCGCACGATGGAGAGGGCGGGGATCGTGGAGAATTTCGATCTCTTCAAGCAGCATCTGGTGGTAGAGCGCAACGTCAGCGACCCGACTCGCGTGGATGTCCTGTTCCCGCCGGATTACGTTAACCAGCTGCGCGTCTTCGCGCTGCTTAATCAGTTCCGTCTGCAATACAGCGAGGAGACCGCGTAATGGCAAAGATTGCGGGTACAGCATACGTCAAGGTGGACGGCCAGCAGCTGTCGCTGACCGGCGGCATTGAGGTGCCGATGAACACCAAAGTGCGTGATGACGTGATCGGCCTGGCCGGTGACGTGGATTACAAAGAAACGCACCGTGCGCCTTACGTCAAAGGCACCTTCAAGGTTCCGAAGGCGTTTCCGGTCACCAAGCTGATGGATTCAGACCAGATGACCATCACTGCCGAACTGGCTAACGGCATGGTTTACGTGCTGTCCGAAGCGTTCCAGTTCGGTGAAGCTAACCACAATGCGGAAGAGGGCACGGTAGACCTCGAATTCCACGGCTCAGAAGGATTTTATCAGTGAGTGAACTGCAACTTTCAAAACCTATTATGGCACATGGCGAAACCCTTCATGTGCTGGAGCTGCGTGAGCCAACGGGCAAGGATGTCCGTGAGCTGGGCTATCCCTATCAGATGAATCAGGATGAGTCAGTGAAGCTGCTGGCACATGTAGTGGCTAAGTACATCAGCCAGCTGGGCGGTATCCCGCCGAGTTCTGTCGATGATATGTCGCCTTCGGACCTGAATGCAGCTGGCTGGGTTGTTGCCGGTTTTTTCCTTCAGGCCTGACAGCTAAAGAGCTGCTTAATCTGTACTTCGACTGCGCCAGTTACTGGCGCATAAATCCTCTGGAAGTCCTGAGCGAGGACTTAAAAAGCCTGCAATTACTTATCGACCAGGCGAACCGGATAGAACGGGAGCGAAAAGCCAATGGCTGAATTTGAACTGAAGGCGCTTATCACTGGCGTTGACAGGCTTTCACCTGCACTTGGCCGTATGCAAAAGAACCTGCGCCGGTTCCGTAAAGACGCAGAGGAGGCGGGTAAGGGTGGTATGGCTATGGCAGGCGGTCTTGCTGCCGGGCTGACAGGCTCGCTGGTTGCTTTTGCCAAACAGGAAGACGCTGCCACTGGCTTAAAGGTTGCCATGATGGATGCCAGCGGCGCAGTCGGTTCGGACTTCGAAAAGATCAATAAGCTGGCTATAGGCCTCGGCAATAAACTGCCGGGCACCACTGCTGACTTTCAGAACATGATGCAGATGCTTGTCAGGCAGGGTATTCCGGCCCAAAACATTCTAAGTGGTGTTGGCGAAGCTTCTGCTTATCTGGCAGTTCAGCTCAAGAAAACGCCCGAAGCGGCTGCAGAGTTTGCTGCAAAAATGCAGGATGCTACCGGCACAGCTTCAGAAGATATGATGGGATTATTCGATACGATCCAAAAAGCTTTCTACTTGGGCGTCGATGATACCAACATGCTCTCTTTCTTTTCTAAGACCAGCTCCATTCTAAAAATGGTCAGTAAAGATGGCCTGACTGCAGCCCGCGCCCTGGCACCAATTTCGGTGATGATGGATCAGATGGGGATGGAAGGTGAGGCTTCCGGTAACGCCCTCCGGAAAGTATTCCAGGCGGGCTTTGATGGCAAAAAGATGAAGGCGGCTAATAAACTTCTAAGCCGAAAAGGTATTCAGTTAGACTTTACCGATGGCAAGGGTGAGTTCGGCGGCCTTGATAATCTTTTCAAGCAACTGAACAAGCTGCAGTCATTAACAACCAAACAAAAAACGACCATCATTAAGCAAATATTCGGTGATGACGCTGAAACACTCCAGGTGCTGAATGCTCTTATTGATAAAGGGAAAGGCGGCTATGACCAGATTCAGGAAAAAATGGTTAAGCAGGCAGACCTTAATAAGCGCGTAAGTGCTCAACTAAGCACGCTATCCAACGTATGGGAATCAATGACCGGCACGGCTGTGAATGGCCTGGCAGCTATCGGCGGCGCTTTTTCAGGAGATGCGAAAAAGCTGGTCGGCTGGCTGGGGGATATGTCCGAGCGATTTACTGAGTTTGCTGACAAAAACCCAAAAGTGATTCGCGGTGCATTTGGGATTGCCGCGGGATTTGTAGGCGTTAAGCTCGCATTATTAGGCGTAAACTTTGCGCTTGGCATCCTTGGTAGAGGGCTGAAGCTATCCCCGATGGGTATATTTCTCCGCCTGGCCGCGCTTGGGATCGGGTTGCTTATTTCTAATTGGGATAAGTTCGGCCCGGTAGTTGAGAGAGTCTGGACAAAAATAGATGGCTTGGCAGGTGCGCTGGGGGGTATGAATGGGATCATTATGGGAATTGGTGGATTGATGGTCGGGGCGTTTACGCTTCAGGTTATAGGATCACTGACTACCGCTACCGCCAAGGCAGGTGGACTGCTCGCCATATTGAGCAAGATAGGTAAGCTCAGCGCCCTGACTGTATCAATCGCCGTTGCCCTTTACATGTTTGAAAAGTTAAACGAAATATCTGACGCGACCACGCAGAAAGATGGAACGGAGTCATTCTGGGAGTCTCTTAAGAAAAGATGGAAGGCTGGCGGCTGGTATAACAACGAGCAGCAGTTAAAGGGTGGTAACGTTCCATTAAATTCGCAAAGCATGAGCGGTCCATTAATGCGTGATGATGCAACATCACAAAAGGGAGAGCTTAAAGTTTCTTTCGAAAACTCTCCCCCCGGAATGCGCGTTGAACCAGTAGGTGGCGCTCTGCCGTGGTTTGACCTTGATGTGGGTTATAATCGGTTTTCTAATCCAAATTGAGGAGTAGCCTTCATGCGTTTTTATCCGCTTTTAATGGCATTATTTTTTGTCAGTGGGGTATCTGCCAGCGAGTGCTACCCCGCTTTTAATGAGACGGATTTCATTAATGCAATCGGGAAAAAACCTCAGAAAGTGCAGGTGTTCAAAGATGGCGGCACGCTAAGGCATCAGTATTCATTCCGCAAAGAGCAAACGGATGAAGAGGCGTTCGACGATAACAGCAACGCTGAGTATGAACCTCAGCTTTACGTTACCGTTTATGATCCACCGTGTCCTGATAAGATAAGCATTCATTTGTTCGCAAATGAAGATAAATCGATGAATGAGATTAACGTGGCGCTGGCCAGTAAAGCTTTTGAATACCTGACGGGCAACAGTCCTACAATTTTCGATAATAAGCTGGATAAGTTCAAAGGCGTTCAGCGGTTTGAGTCTAATGATCAAAAAGCTGATTCTATTTTCGTAAAAACTGGTGACTCTTATTCGATACAGATACACCTTAAATAAACATTAACCCGCTCCGGCGGGTTTTTTTCGCCCGGAGAAAGCCATGAGCTGGAAAGATAATCTGCAGGATGCCTCACTGCGGGGCATCGCGTTTAAGGTGGACAGCGATGAGGCAACCTTTGGGCGTCGCGTGCAGGTGCATGAGTACCCCAATCGCGACAAACCGTGGGCGGAAGATTTGGGCCGCGCGACGCGCCGCTTCAGCGTTCAGGCTTATCTGATTGGCGATGATTTCTTTGAGCAGCGTAACCGGCTGATTGAAGCCATTGAAAAGCCGGGGTCATGCACGCTTGTTCATCCTTACTACGGGGAGATGACCGTGGTAGTAGATGATGCCGTTCGCGTCAGCCATTCACAGAGCGAAGGACGTATGTGCCGCGTCAGCTTCAGCTTCGTTGAGTCCGGTGAATTATCTTTCCCCACCGCTGGACTGGCAACCGGACAGAAACTCACCTCGTCAGTTTCATTCCTGGACGATGCCATTTCATCGGCGTTCGGTGCCTTTGGTATGGATGGCCTGCCGGACTTCCTGCAGGACGGCGTGCTGGATGAGGCGGCAGGCATGTTCAGTACCGTAACCAGCGCCTTTCAGTATGTTGATTCTGGTATCAGCGCCGCATCACGTCTGATGCAGGGCGATTTATCGGTGCTGCTCAGTCCGCCGTCGAGTGGCATGAGCTTTGTTAACCGGTTGCAGACCATGTGGCGCGCCGGAACGCGGCTGACGGGCAACACTTCTGACTTGATGTCGATGATTAAGGGGCTGACCGGCGTCACGGTTGATTCGGGTCTGGCCCCGCGCGGCGTCTGGAAAACCGACAGTAAGACAGCACAGGCACAGACCACGCAGCGCAATTACGTTGCGCAGGCTGTTCGCACCACGGCCATCAGCGAAGCGGCAGCAACGGTCACCAATCTGCCACAGCCTGCAAACCGGACTGTCACGCGCCAGCAGGACCCGCAGCAGCCAGTCGCGGTATCGCATCCTGCCGTCAGCAACATACGGACTGATTCAGGCAGTGCGGCTTCAGATACTGATACCACAGCGACAGCTACCGTTTCCGCATCTTCCGGCGTAACCACCTCTCTTGATAACAGCACCGTCATTTCTTGGGATGATCTCGCGCAGGTGCGTGACAGTCTCAATGAGGCCATTGACCTTGAGATGGAGCGCGTTTCAGATGACGGACTTTACCAGGCGCTGGTCACCGTGCGAACAGATGTTAATCGCGATATCTCTGCACGCCTTGAGCAGGTCGAGCGCATGACGGAGCGCACGCCTTCACAGGTGACGCCCGCACTTGTGCTGGCCGCCGACTGGTACGACTCAGCCTCCCGTGCTGGTGATATTACCGCGCGTAACGGCATCCGCCATCCCGGCTTCGTGCCGGTTCAGTCACTGAGGGTGCCGGTGCGATGAACAACACAGTTATTTTACGGGTGAACGGTCAGGAGTGGGGCGGCTGGACTTCGGTCCGGATCGCGGCCGGTATTGAGCGCATCGCCCGAGACTTTACCGTTGAGATTACCCGCAGCTGGCCGGGCGACACCGACCAGGCAAACCGCAGCAACCGCATTAAAAACGGTGACCTCGTCGAAGTGCTGATAGGCACCGATAAAGTGCTGACCGGCTACGTTGAGGCGACGCCGGTCCGGTATGACGCACGTAGCATCAGCGTGGGAATATCAGGGCGCAGCAAAACTGCTGACCTTATCGACTGCTCAGCCCCGCCGTCACAATATGCCGGTCGTTCGCTGGCGCAGGTGGCTGCAGAGCTGGCGAAGCCGTTCAGCATTACGGTGGTGGATGCGGGCGGCGCATCCGGTGCGCTTCAGGGAATTCAGGCCGACCAGGGCGAAACGGTCATGGACGTGCTGAACAAGATGCTCGGACTGCAGCAGGCGCTGGCGTATGACAACGCGCAGGGCAATCTGGTTATCGGTGGCATCGGCAGCCAGCAGGCGCAGACAGCGCTGGTGCTGGGTGAAAACATTCTTTCCTGCGACACCGAAAAAAGCATTCGGGACCGTTTCAGCGACTATCAGGTGTCCGGGCAGCGTAAGGGTAACGACGACGACTTTGGCGAGGCCACCACTACGGCCATTCGCTCAAAAACCATTGATGGCGGACTAAAGCGTTACCGCCCGATGATTATCCGCCAGACCGGCAACGCCACCACGGCAACCTGCAGCGCACGTGCAGAATTTGAGATGCGCCAGCGTGCAGCACGTACCGATGAGGTTACCTACACCGTGCAGGGCTGGCGACAGGGTGACGGCTCACTCTGGCTTCCTAACCTGCAGGTTATTGTCTTCGATCCCATCCTTGGTTTTAACAATCGCCAGATGGTGATCGCTGAGGTGACCTATCAGCAGGATGAAAACGGCACCGTGACCGAAATCCGGGTCGGGCCGCCGGATGCCTACCTTCCCGAACCGGCCAAGCCTGGCAAGCGTAAGAAAAAGAAAGAAGAGGATGATTTCTGATGGCTAACCCGATATCAGGTATGGGCCGTGCGCTGTCAAACCTGCTGGCGCGAGCGGTCGTTCGCGGGCTGAACACGGCAACCAAATGCCAGATGCTTCAGATTGAGATGGCCGGAGGTGAGGGAAAAAGCGATATCGAGCATATGGAGCCTTACGGTTTTACCGCCGCGCCGCTTACCGGTGCAGAGGCCGTGGCCGCCTACTTTGACGGTGACCGATCTCACGGTGTGGTGCTGGTCGTCTCTGACCGTCGCTTCCGAATTAAAGATCTTAAGTCCGGTGAGGTGGCGGTGTATGACGATCAGGGGCAGTCAGTCACGCTGACCCGGGCAGGGATTATCGTCAATGGCGCGGGAAAGCCAATTACTTTTACCAATGCGGCAAAGGCACGATTCGAAATGGACATCGAGTCCACTGGTGAAATTAAAGATAGGTGCGACTCAGGCGGCCTGGCGATGTCAGCAATGCGAGTGACCTACAACGGGCATACGCATGAAGAGAACGGCGATGGCGGCGGCATTACTGATGCGACAACGCAGAAAATGGAGGCGTCATGATTATTGTCATCAACGGCATTCAGCGTGACGTGACCTTGCCGACTGACCCTCTTACCCGAGCGGTAATTATTTCGTTTTTCTCCTGGAGAAAGTCTGAGCCTGACGACAATCCGGAGCAGGATAACGGTTGGTGGGGCGATAGCTTCCCGACCGTCCAGAATGATCGTATTGGATCGCGCCTTTATCTCCTCAGCCGCCAGAAACTTACCAATAAAACTCCACTAAAAGCCCGCGAATATATCAGCCAGGCTTTGCAGTGGCTGGTGGATGACGGCGTGGCGGTTCGTGTGGATGTGAAGGTCGAGCGAACCGGCATTGATACGCTAAGCGCCTCGGTGGTAATCAGTCAGAAAGACGGCAACCGCACGGCATTTTCCTTTGATGATTTATGGAGTGAACTTAATGGCTGACAGTGGATTTACCCGCCCGACACTCCCTCAGTTAATCACCACCGTCCGCAACGATATCCTGACCCGCCTTGCTGCAGATTCAACCCTGGCAGTATTGCGTAGAACTGACGCCGAGGTGTATGGGAGGGTCCAGGCGGCAGCGGTACACACCGTTTACGGGTATATAGATTATCTGGCCCGCAACCTGCTGCCTGACCTTGCAGACGAGGACTGGCTGACGCGGCACGCCAATATGAAGCGATGTCCGCGAAAAGCAGCGACGGCAGCAACCGGATACGTGCGCTGGGACGTGGCCACGAACGGCATTCCTATCCAGGCTGGCGTGACGATTCAGCGTGATGACCTGACGTCCTTCACCACAACCGCGGCGGCTACGTCAGCAGGGGGCGTGCTGCGCGTACCGGTAACAAGTGATACAGCTGGAAAAGTCAGTAACACCGATGATGGACTTGCCATGCGGCTTGTCAGCCCAATCAACGGCCTGACGTCTGCGGGCGTGGCAGACAGCATTCAGGGTGGTGCTGATATCGAAGACATTGAAGTGTGGCGGGCGCGTGTCATCGAGCGATGGTACTGGACGCCGCAGGGCGGCGCTGACGGGGATTATGAGGTCTGGGCTAAGGAAGTGCCTGGCGTAACACGCGCCTGGACATACCGGCACTGGAGCGGCAGAGGAACGGTTGGGGTTATGATCGCCAGCAGCGACCTTACGAACCCAATTCCGGATGCTGCGACAGTTGCAGCAGTACAGGCATATATAGAGCCAAGGGCTCCGGTTGCCGGGGCTGATATTTACGTATTTCCACCCACGCCGCATGTTGTAGATTTTCAGATACGCCTTAATCCGGATACAGCGGAGGTTCGCTATGCGGTGGCCGCTGAGCTGCGATCTATGATGTTGCGGGATGGCGGGCCTGAAGGCGTGCTGAAACTGTCGCGAATCAGTGAGGCAATCAGTATCGCAACGGGTGAATACAGCCATACGCTGGTGAGTCCGTCATCTGATATTGCCATCGCTAAAGGCGAAGTCGGCGTAGTGGGGGCTATTTCATGGACCTGACAGCACAGTATCGGCAGATGCTGGCTGCACTCCTGCCACGGGGGCCGGCCTGGGATGCGGATGACCTGATTCTGACAGGATTAGCGCCCTCTCTTGCATCAGTTCATAGCCGCGGTGACGCGCTGATGCTGGAGACAGATCCGCGTTTGGTTACAGAGCTTATCGATCGGTATGAGGCAATAAGCAAACTACCAGACAGTTGCGCGCCGGCAGGAGTTCAGACGCTGCAGCAAAGACGCCAGCGTCTGGATGCAAAGCTGAATCTGGCTGGTGGGATCAATGAGGCGTTTTATCTCGGACAGCTTGAGGCTCTTGGTTATACGGGAGTGACGATCACCCGTTACAACAAGAGCCAGTTTACCTGCACGTCATCCTGCACGGACTCACTATTCAGCGATGACTGGCGATACTACTGGCAGGTGAATATGCCCACCTCCACACAGACTACCCCTATGACAGCGATCAGTAACTGCACCGACAGCCTCAGAACATGGGGTGACACTATTGCCGAATGCGTTCTTGAGAAGCTGGCACCGTCACACACTTACGTAATTTTCAGATACACGGAGTAAGCATGCATCGCATTGACACATCAACAGCCCAGAAAGACAAATTTGGTGCGGGGAAGAATGGTTTCACAGGTGGGAATCCGCAGACCGGAGAACTGGCAACGGCACTTGACGCTGATTACTTCGATGATCTTCAGGAGGAAGTCTGTAATGTTATAGAAGCTGCCGGGCTTACTCTCGTCAAAGGCACCAGAAATCAGCTTTATAGCGCCATCAGCAAACTTTTTTCATCAGGCAGATTAATCGGCGTAAAAGTATTCACAGCAAACGGTACTTACACCCCTACAGCTGGAACCAAAAAAGCCAAGGTTACTGTTACAGGTGCGGGTGGAACGGGTGAGTTTGTGCTAAATGCTGCGCGAGGTGCTGGTGGTGGCGCAGGAGGAACTGCAATAAAGTTTTTAGATATCACTCTGCCTAGCTACTCAATTACAGTAGGTGTGGGCACCTCAACGACAGGAGGGTCATCCTCATTTTCAACCATTGTTTCTGCAACAGGAGGTGCCCCTGGGATTTCCGGGACTGGTGGAGCTGGAGGTGTAGGGTCGGGAGGGGACATTAATTTGAATGGAGGATACGGTAGTGATGGTCCGGGCGCTGGATTTTCTGGTGGGTCAGGTGATGGCGGGGCTTCTTTTTGGGGTGGGGGGTATCGTTCAGCAAATGGACCAGGTTCAGCGTTTCCCACCGCAGGCGCTTTTGGCGGTGGCGGCGGCGGGAATGCATCTGCATCTTCAGTTGTTAGCAGGCCTGGCGTTTCTGGAGTGGTTGTTATCGAGGAGTATTTCTAATGGCTAAGTATGCAAGAATTGACAATGGAAGCGTGGCTGAAATATTCGAGACAGAGGAAGATATAACCCAATTATTTCATCCTGATCTTATATGGGTTGATATAACTAATGTTGATCCCTCCCCTGAATATGGCTGGATATATAAAGCCAAGAAATTCTCAAGGCCACAGATTGATTACAAATTAATTAATGACAACCGAAAGCAGGAGTTACGACTATCTGCTGAAAGTAACATTTCGGTTTTACAGTATGCAGCTGATCTCGAAATGGCAACACCAGAAGAATCCACTCTTCTAACTTCATGGAAAAAGTATCTAGTTCTACTTAGCAGAGTTAATACTGGTACTGAAAGTGAGGTCGACTGGCCAGAACAGCCAGTCTCTGCATTTAATTAAGAAGATTCAATTTCTTCCGGAGGAGATGGCGCGCTTTAACCACTGGCTTTTCAATAATCATTGAAGAAGCATATCCGCATATTATGGATGCCAGAACGCACAAAACTAAGGTTCCAGGTTTTTTATAGTCTACGCCAAATCCGGATAAAGCGAAGAATATCAAAAAATGATTTAAGTACACCCCGTATGAAATGTCGCCAAGGACGGCGTCATACCTGTGGTAATCGATGCGGGTTAACAGATATACGATTGGCAGGCCAATCAGATAACCAAAGATAAGGTTCCTGTTACCCAACATCGGCCCTGAGTCGAACACATATGACAGGATGAGGAGAGCGGCAAAGTATGCGTAGGTAAGCAATAATGCCTTTCTGCCGACGCTGGTTCTAATGAAAATGCCAGACATGAAAAATAGCAGAGTTCCCCATATCATCCTGTATCCATTATAATCATTTTGAATTATTAAACTGAAAGCAATGGTGAATACCACAAGGGATGCAATGTGCGCAGCACCCTGTTTCCTGAATAGAATTATTAACGGCGCTAGGAGGTAGAACTGAAGTTCCAGGCCTAAAGACCAGGACTGAGGTATGGCAATCCATTCATTGTGATAATAAGCAAAAAAGTTAAGCGGCAGTATGAGGAAGTTGCTTATCATCAACCAAGGGTTAGATATGATCAGGGTGTTGTCTATGCAGAGCATGACTACGATTGTGATTAACAAATAAAAAATAAACTGAGGAAAGAGGCGTAAACACCTGTCGGTATAAAACAGTAGTATTTTCTTTGGGCTATTGTAGTACTTCTCAATCAGAATGCTGGTGACGTAGCCGCTAATAATGAAAAACGAAACGACTGCCGCAGCCCCTTGATTATATCCAAGAATCCTAAAGCCGCCATGCGATGTCACAACCAAAATAGCCAGAATAAGCCTGTAAGTTCCCATCTCAATCCCTTGTGTTTGCTTACTAAATCTTAACAGAGTGAAAAGCTCGTTTAAAGAAACGCAGGCCTAAAAAAGCCCGGCGACCGGGCAATGACTCAGCCGCTCCTGTCTGAGCAGGCTACGGGGTGGGTAATTTGAGATTAGTCACTACCCACCGGCATCGCCAACTAAAAACCCTTTCGCTTCAACCCCTTTACAAATCGGTCCACTGCTCCGGCTTGATCAAATCTACCGATCGATATTACTGTTTATCCATACAGTATTTATCAGAGGGGAATTTACCATGGCGAGAGAGAGTGACATACACGCAGCATTCACTGGAGCGATAACAACAGATGGCAGGGGGCGGCAGATTGTCACCACGGCGGCATTCCAGAAGCGTCTGGATGACGTTAATCACGTGTGGACGCTGGCAGAGTGCAATCGGTGGATTCGGCGTTACCAGAACTTCTTCTTCGAGCTCGTTACCGAGGAAAGCGAGAATAAGACCTGGTCATTACGCAACATGGGATACGTGAGGTAATTATGGGATTTCCATCACCAGCGTCGGATTACATAGAGCGGCGCATCGACCTGAACGATGTACTGATGCCGCACCGAAATAACATGATCCTGATTGAAACGCCTGACGGGTTCATGCTGGCCGACAAATCACTGAAGCCAGTGCCGGGCGACACCGTGGCATTCCAGCTCGGGGAGTATCCGCAGCTGGGGAAATTGTTCAGCACAGGGATTATCACTTCGGATGGTGAGACAATCGATGGAGAGGGGCTGGAAGGGATTATCGTGTTGGGGAAGGTAACAGCTGAGATAGTGGCTGTTTATGAGCCGCATCGGCCCACGGTATAGCTATGATTAGTTTTTAAGAAATTGAAAGCAGCCTTGTAGGCTGCTTTTTTTGCTAAAACGCATACACATCAACTGATTAAATGGCTCTTCTGAATGATATCAAACTAAGCGGCAGGAGGCTTTGGGTAAACTTTTTCAAACATATTATCCACGTCATCTATGAATTGCTGTGCTTGTATCAATGCGGCTTTAGCATCCACATCACTGAACGTTTCAGTCAAGTCGTAGTCTGCCGACACCCTATTGGTGTGCATTTGTTTTAGCCTGGAACCCAGTGAAATCATGGTCATTTTGTCGAATGGTTCATTACCCTTTAACCATGAACGTTGTACTAGGTAATCTCGAATATCTTTATGTGTATGAACAAAAACAGCTTTCTCAAGAATACCAGAAACTTCATGATATGCGCCGTAGTAAGCTCGACCTACTGCATTCCGATACGCAATTTCGTCGCCCTGTTCAAGGCAGCGATTAGCAAAATCTAAAAATTCTCTTCCTTTAATGCTCATTGAAATTTCTCCTTCCTGCTCCGGTCACTTTTAAACCAAGAGGTAAAGGGTTTGCCGATATACTTATCATCGGCAAGCAGAAAAGAAAGTTCATTATTGAGCTTGGCAAGAATGTATGGATCTTCTGTTTCAGCTCTAACAACATAGGCATTATCATCATCTGAATTGATGAAATAATGAGCTCCTACGCAGTTTACGCCATGCCGATTAGCGATGCCTTCAACTTCATCACATAAGGCTTCAATCTCACCAGAAGTAAGGGATGAGGCTTTTTTGAACTCTTCAATCAGGGAAACCATATGAACCCCTTCATCCATGTAGCGTTGACGTTCTTCTCCATCATACATTGCTAATAACTTTAAATTGTACTTCCGGGTGAGCTTAGTGTTACCAATGGTAAAAGCTACGTTGCGGGCAACGCGTCGATGTTCGGAAGTACAATAGCGCTCCTCCAGGCGGAAAAGTTCTGTCCGATGGATATAGTTATGAGCGCTAAAGCCAAGGTAGGCAAGGTAGTTAGATGCTATGAACTCATTTTCAGATTCTAACGCCTTTGCAAAGTGTGCCATTGCTGCATCAAAATCATTAAGTGAAGCCATTAGAAGACCGTTCAGATATGAACGAATCGGCTCAGCTTCAAAGCCAATAGCTTTTTCAAACTTGTCAATCTCAGCCTGAGGAGGAACTGTATGAGAGGTTATAAACTCCCATAAAGAAATGTTAACCGACTGAGAAGCTGGTTTCGCTTGAGGTTGCATGGATGCCTTGTATTGAAGTAACTATATGAAAAACAATGCTTTTTTAGAATATTTCTTTTTGTGTAGGATGCAAATTCTACCATTAACGACTCAGTTGTCACCCTGAAAAGCAGTCTTTACAAAAAAGCATGATGTACAGTGTAGTTATTTTCATTGTATCGGCCAGGCTTGCATAAACTTTAGATCATAAGAAAAGAGTACCTTAATGTGTACTTTTAAATATTTTATTTAATAAGAAATGCATTTAAATTCAGGGGGTTAATTTTTTATATCACTTAGTCCATTTAACTAAGAGGACGACGGCGCGCAGTATAGCGCAGATAGGCGCAGAAATTCACTACGACGCCGTGCGTTTGCTCATTCCGACAGCAACTTAACCGTTTTGCTCTTCACGCTGACGGCGCTT